TGAGTGATACGTCACCACAGATTAAGAAGAGAGATCCTCAATACATTGAGGGAGCGGAGAGTGGAATGATCTACAACACGCTGACAAAAGAAATATTTGACGGAGATAAAGGGGTACAGGTCATACCTTGTTCATATCAACGTCAATATATTGAATGGCAAGATAGAGGCAAGGGCACTGGTGCTCCTGTTAATATTCATCCAGGCGACAGTAATATACTGTCAAAAACAACAAGAGATGATCAACGTAAAGATAGACTTACCAATGGTAACTATATCGAAGATACGGCTAATCACTTTTGTTTAATCAAAAGCGATAATGGAGTTTGGTCACAGGCTCTAATCGCTATGAAAAGCACACAAAGAAAGAAATCTAAAAGATGGAACTCTTTGATGCTTGGGTTAAAGCTAAAAGGTGCGAAGGGGCTATTTACACCTCCTTCATACTCTCACATTTACTCACTCAAAACGATTGCAGAATCTAATGATTTGGGTGAATGGTTTGGTTGGGACGTCTCTCGAGTCGGTCCAATCGAAGATGCTGACTTGTATTCACAAGCAAAAGCTTTCTCCGCGTCTGTAGATGCTGGTGAAGTAAAAGTTAAGCATGATGACGAAAGTGTTGACGACGGCGAAAAAACACCGTACTAAACATAACGTGTAATTAACCGAGGGAGCATCATATTTTCCTCCTGAAAATCGCTCCCTCAACTAGGAATAAGAATGACAGAACAGAGACGACGATTTATAGAGATTTTTACAGGGCTTGACCGAGCATATGGTCAAACTGAAAGCCGTTCAAAAAATGAGAATGGTAAACTAGAAGCAAAATCCTGGATAGAAAAACAACAATTAACGGAACAGAAATGGCATGATCATCTTGATGGAAAAGAACCATCGCTTGGTATCATTCCTATTAAAGACGACAATACCTGTACGTGGGGTGCTATTGATATAGACTCCTATGATGGGTTCGATCATAAAAAATTAATTAAACAGATCCTCGAAAATAAATTACCATTGGTTGTATGTAAATCAAAGAGTGGCGGTGCTCATGTATTTTTATTTGTAAAAGAGTCAGTAAAAGCAGTAGATATGCAGATGAAACTGACAGAGATAGCTGCATGGTTAGGTTATGGTGAAAGTGAAATTTTTCCAAAACAAATAGAGTTAAACCCGAAAGGGACAGGAAACTTTTTAAACTTGCCGTATAACCACCCAGAGTATCCGACAAGATATGCGCTAGATGATGAAGGTAATGCATTGGATAATCTGGATATGTTTATAACGCATTATGAAAGTAAAGTCGTATCGAATCTCGGCATGGTAGCTATTAAGAAAAAAGAACGTGAGAATACAGATTGGAAAGGAGCTCCTCCGTGTTTAGTGACACTGGCATCAAGAGGCTTTGCTCAAGGCTCACGGAACGAATGTTTATTTCAAGTTGGTATTTATTTACGACAACGTTTTCAAGATACAGAGTTAGAACAAAAATTAGATGAATATAATTTAAAATATTTTCATCCGCCATTACCAAGTAAAGAAGTTCAAACACTTTTAAATCAAGTGAGTGATAAGAAAAATTATTTTTATAGATGTAAGTTACCTGTTTTTAAAGATGTGTGTGAAGAAATGAAATGTAAAAATACTAAGTTTGGTATTGGTAAAGGAACTACCTCTTCTATTGTTAGTTTGAAGAAGTTTGTTTCTGATGATCCTATGTTTGAAGTTACACATAATGGTAAGGTTATTATCTTATCACTTGATCAACTCGCCAATCATGGTGAGTATCGTAAAGCATGTA